ATCTTCAACAGCTAGTGACATAGCTCAAACGAGTATCGACAAAATATCGGATTACAGGAACAACTTCTATAATGTCGGACAGTACCTTATAGAAGGCATGGCAAATGGCATAGATGATGCATCTAACAAAGCAGTATTAGCTGTTCGTAGGATGGCTAAGAAACTCCCACAAATTGCAAAAATCATATTGCAGATTCACTCGCCTTCAAAAGTATTTGATAAGCTCGGTGGGTATGTACCAGAAGGTTTTGCAGGTGGTGTAACACGTGGAAGCAAGGCAGTGTATGATACCATAAAGACCATGTCCAATACTGTCATAGATAAAGCTGGATCGATGATGTCCCTTATATCGGATGTTTTAAGTCTGGATCTTGATTATGAACCAACGATAACTCCTGTTGTGGACATGAGTGAAGTTACAGGAAGTATGGATACAATTAACAGCATGCTTAACAAGAACCCATTGATGTTTACTGGCGTCAGCACGAATGCGATGAATTCTATAGTTAAGCATAGAAATAATCAAAATGGAAATTCTGATGTAATAGAGGCTATTGACAGATTAGCCAAGAACATTAATCAGACTCCAGGAAACACATATAACGTGAATGGTATAACTTATGATGATGGAAGTAATATCGCATCAGCTGTTGAGCAGATAGTGAGGGCGGCTATGATAGGAAGGAGAGTTTAAATATGGGTTATAAAGTTTCAAATTTAAAGATAACCAGACAGTCTGGTACAGACAACACATATTTTGCATCATGGGATTTTTCAGAACCTGTGATAAAAGTTTCTTCCGGTACAGTAGCAAAAGGTACAATAGTAGAGCTTTGTGGAACTGGCGGAAATAATATAGTTGAGTTCACAAACGGTGTAAAAGCAACAGAAGAAGTCAAGAAAAAACAGTGGTATGTTGCAAATGTTGACGGTAATAATGCTCTTATAGGAAAAAGTACTGATGGCAAACAGACTTTGAATAGCACTGTGTCATTGCAGTATGTGAAGAAGGTGGGGACTGACTCGCCTTCTTTAGTCCCTATAAAAAACACCGATCATTTTAATGTACATTGGTATTACTCGACTGGGGATGGAGTGTGGTTTGACGGCGGTTCATCATCTGTCAAACTCAAGAACGCGACATATTCTCCGCCAGAAAATGCAGTAAAGATCAGATTTGATATCCGTCCATGTTCGACAACATACGCGGTGGATGTTAAAAACGGAAATACTACCACAAAGGTAACTAAGAGTTACTGGTCAGGTGATGTGTCTTCAGTAACGAAGAATGTAGAAGGTGTTAATACCCCAGAACAGTTATCGGCACCGACAGTATCAATGAAACAGTATGCATTAACAGCTAAGATTGAGAACATCACCGATTCAAAAGTAGATCAGGTAGAATTCTACATTCTTAAAAATAAAAAAGAATGCCGAACAGCAAAAGCAAAAGTACTTGCATGTTCAGCAACTATAAAACTGACTGTGGATACAGGATGCACGTACGATGTTCGTTGTCGTGGTATAAATGTGTTAGGCAAACAGACTATTGCCGGTGAATGGAGTGAATGGTCATATGATACCAAATCAGCACCAAACAAGATAGATGCCATAACAAAACTTATTGCTCTTACAACCGAAAGTGTTCAGATACAATGGGCGAAGATTGCGTCTGCCGAAAGCTATGAGGTTCAATATACAGATCACAAGATATATTTTGATTCGGGATCCGTGAGTTCAACCACTGTCGATGCAAATGTATCACATGCTGAAATAATAGGACTTACTACAGGAACTCGATACTATTTCAGAGTACGAGCTGTTAACAGTGCAGGCTCATCGCCATGGTCACCGGTAAGTTCTATTGCCATAGGTACAACACCGGCTGCACCAACTACTTGGACAACGGCAAATAGTATACGAAAAGGCGAAAAGATCAGGTTGTATTGGCAGCAGAATTCCGAAGACGGTTCAAAACAGACCCATGCAATGCTAGCAATACAGATACCGCCAGAGGAACGCAAAGAAATACCGCTTGATAAATACATAGGTAAAGACGAGGTTAATTGCTATTATGAAATAGATACTTCAAAATGGAGCACTATAACAGAAATAATCTGGCAGGTAAAAACAGCTGGTGTAACCGAAAAGTATTCCGAATGGTCAACAAAAAGGACAGTCAAAGTATATTCTGACCCGGAATTATCTGTGACAGTGGCGAATTTGTCAGAGAATAGTATATTTTCAAGCTATCCGATGAATATACAATGTAAAGCATATGCGGATGATCAGACAATGATTGGATGCTCATTGAGTATCATAGCAAACAAAACATATGAGACCACTAATATATTAGGCGAAAAAACTAGAGTGAATGCTGGAGATACGATATTTTCGAGGTATTACACTGTACAGAATTCTAATACATTAGACATACGTTTGAGCGCGTATGATATAGACCTGGTTGATTCTTTTGAGTATGAATTGGCATGTACCGCGTCGTTTAACTCTGGGTTGACTGCATCAGTTAGAGGTATAGTGTTTACGGTTCAGTACCCAGAATCAGCGGAATTGATCAATGCAAGCACAGTAACAATAAACTACGATATGCTGATTGCAATGGTATCACCAAGAGCAGTATTAGGTAATGGGATAGTACCAGAGTACGCGACTATATCGGTGTATAGAAAAGAGTTTGATGGTACATTTACAGAAATAGCAAAGGACATACCTAATGCCAGTTATACAATAATTGATCCACACCCAGCCCTAAACACCGCAGTATATAGGGTGGTCATAGTTAACAACAAGACAGGGGCAGTTGTGTTTGATGATATGTCCAGAGAAGTTAATGAGAAAGCGATAATTATTCAATGGAATGAACAGTGGATAAACCGTACTGATACTGAGAAATTGACAGAAGACGATCTAACAACTCGGTCAATATTAAGATTACCATACAACATCGATGTGTCAGATAATTTTGAACCAGATGTGGAATTCGTAGAATATACGGGGAGAGAAGAACCCGTGAGCTACTACGGTACACAAATAGGGCATACATCTAACTGGTCTGTGGTAATCCCAAGGACCGATATTGATACATTGAACGAAATACGTCGATTGGCAATATACAAAGGCGATGTATATGTCAGAGAACCGTCTGGAACAGGATACTGGGCAAATGTCAAGGTATCGTATTCACAGACACATTGCGAGTTAAGTATCCCAATACAGTTTAGCGTTACTAGGGTTGAAGGGGGTATGTAATATGCCAGATTGGAGTAAATCCATGCAACAGACATTTGAGTATTACATAGTTGACCCTGGTACGTGGGCAGATGTACAGCAGTTAACATATGTAAAATCCTGCGCAATATTACGAGACGCAGATACTGACACACTTGGTTCTGCTACTCTTGAATTGGCAGATGATATAGGTGAATGCTATATACGAGCTTATCTCATAACTGTTCAAAATGGATTGCGGGAGAAGTTTTCTCTGGGGACATTTTTGGTTCAGACGATGCCCACTGGTTTTGATGGCAAGGCAAAGACAATGTCTGCTGATGCATATACACCATTGATAGAGTTGAAAGAAAATCCGCCACCACTTGGATACGCAATGAAAAAAGGCGAGCCAATCATGGAGGGGGCTTTACAGATTTGCAGAGATCATGCCAGAGCCCCAGTGATTGGTACAGATGATAATAAAACACTTGAAAAGAATTTCGTAGCTAATACCGATGATAAATATTTAACATTTGTAAAAGACCTCATATCAATAGCTAAATACGAGATAGGGTTAGATGAATTGAGTCGTATAATATTCTGTCCAGTACAGGAGATTGCCGCATTAATACCCATAACAACATTTGACGATGGCAACAGTTCTATATTGTTTCCAGATATATCTGTAAGTCGTGATTTATACGGCATACCAAATGTTGTGGAGGTGTCATGTGTAAGTGGAACAAACATCATCAATTCAAGAGTTGTTAACGATAGTGTTGACAGCCCAATATCTACAGTTAACCGAGGCAGGGAAATCATCTACCGACCAACAAGTATACCTCTGACTGGCACACCAAGCAAAAGTGAGGTGGACGAATACGCCAAAAATCTGTTAAAGAATCTATCGACAATAGAATACACAATCAGTTACAAGCATGGGTATTATCCGGTTCGCCTTGGCGATTGTGTTCTGCTTGACTATAAGAAAGCTGGGATAATTAACCAAAAAGCAAAAATCATAAGCCAGTCA